AAGCTCCGGGCGAATTATTCAAGCAAGTAAAAACAGCTTGCAGTTATCGGAATAATTAAAATAGTCTGAACAAGACAAAATTGGAAGTATGGTGTAAATTTTAAAACAAAGCAGCAGTGAATATTGGAAGAAGTGATATTGATTGGAAGAGTCTATCGCATAATGAAATTGATAGAATTATAGCGGAAAGGATAGAGGCTGACAATAAACGGATAGAAGCAAACGGTGGAAAGAAATCTAAAAGAGCCGGGTATATTCTTGAACGTATAGCAGAGATAAATAATTTACGTGAAGCGGACAAAGAAGCACAAGATGGGAAGGTTAAGAAAAACCGCTTTATCAGGCGGCATAATCTACACCCGGAAGAAGACCTCCGAGCTTTGCAGTTGATGATCCTGACATTGGATTTTCCGGCACCGGATTATAGCGTAATGAGAGTAAAAAGTGATGCAGGAAAGGTTCGAGATATTGTCAAACAGAAATATTTCCCGTGGCGTATATTGCACCATGCAATTATGAGGGTGATTGAAGAAGATGTTTATAGAAATTTGATTTATGATACAAGTGCGTGTATCAAGGGAAAGGGATTACATTTTGGAGTAAGGAGAATGAAACGTTTTCTTCACCGGTACCCGGAATACAAATGGTTCGTAAAGACTGATTTCAAAAAGTTCTATCAAAGTATTCTTCATGAGCTTATTGTTGCTGCATTGAGAAGGAAATTCAAAGATGAACGATTTATTAAATTGATCGAGATAGCTGTTTTATCGTATGACAGCGGAACAGAGTTAGTTGACGTATTGGAGAATGAAGTTGAACGGAAGAAGAGGTGTTCCGATTGGAGCATTTACAAGCCAACCTATCGGGAATTTTGCGGCAAGCCGGATAGATCATACAATGAAGGAGAAATATCGTGTCAAATGCCTGCATAGATATTGCGATGATAATGTTATGCTGGCTCGTTCTAAGGCCGAAGCGTTGTTTCTTATTCGTGCGTATGAACGGGAAAGTGCAAAAGTTGGGTTGGTAGTTAAAGCAAACAGTTGTATTGCTCCGATAGGAACAGAAACAAAAAATGGGAACAAAAAGCATAGAAAGC